ATCTAATAAGTGATCTAATAGAGTTAGGTTGGGACAAACAAACTTGTCAGGTTAAAGAAAAGTTTGGTGGATTAAGATTTTATATTAATGGTGCTTCAGATGGGGTACATAAAAGAATAGGGGTTGCGGAGAAACTAAGTTATGAAACTTGTGAGACCTGTGGAGAAAAGGGAGAATTAAGAACAAATATAGGTTGGTACACAACATTATGTGATAAACACTATGAAGAACATAAATCAAATATTCAAAAATAATAAACATCTGATGGATGAACCTGAAGTTCAGGAACTTGTTGATTATACAAGAGAACTTGAGGAAATGGTACTTCAAAGAAAGATTGAAGATTCATACGATAAGGAACATATGTTAAAAACCATGTTATCTGACATACTAACAAGTTGTCGTGATATGGAAGAAACGAATAAAATGTCTGAAAGATATCCTGATATGTATGAGAAATCTGATGCCGAATCTTTAGTTAAAAATTTAAAGAATTATATTATGGATATGAATTATAAGAATAATTTAAGAATATGAATAAGATAACGTTGAGTGAGAATTGTTTTGGTGTTGATGTAGAGATAGATGATGAATCTTTATTTACTCACGAATATGAAAAAAGAACTCCTGAGTATGTTAGTGATCTACAGGATAAAATGATTGATTATTTAAAAGTAATAAAAAATAAATTAAGTATGAATGATTGGGGTGAAATTGCCCAAATGATTATAGATAAAGGTGATGAGTTTGAGTATGACGTTGAAAATTCAATGGACTACCAACCTTGTGATCAATGTGGTAATTGGAATCATAATCATATATATAACAGAAAGAAAAATGACTAGAGTAAAATTATTTGTAATTGATGAAAAACCATATCTTGGATCAACTGAAGAGATATTTGTTGGAGATGAGGCAATTGTAACCGTGAACGGACAATACCCAATGATTGTTAAATGTGAGAACGAGATCGTATTAAATTTGATTAAGGATCCTAAATTAACTTTAACTAGAAGTTTTAAGATCCATACTAAACCTGAGAGATTGAATTTAACTCCGGAAGATATTGATAAAATATTATCGGTAGACGAAGGTGTGTGTGAAGTTGAAATGGTTAATGGTGGCATCAAATTTGTATAAACATCTATTATGCAAAAATTAGAAAGTATTATACAAATCACATCAATGTTATTAACATTTGTTTTATTAACCATTCATATGGTTGTGGCAAAAATAAAATCCGAAAAATAATTTATTTATCCGTTTAAATTTCATATCTTTGATAAAAAATAAGATATGATAAAAAAGGCCGAAATATTAAGTCAGGAATTTAAAGTAACATTTGCTCAAGATGCGGATTGTAATTCTACTGAAGATCAGTTCTTAACAATCAAAACCGATAATGGTGGAGGTGGGGATTTCTACGTCATTGAAACAGAAAGATGGGCTTTTGATTCAATTGATGAGTTAGTTGAGTTAATCAATAAGTTCAAAGAGAAACACGAAAAAATCAAAGAAGAAAATTTATGAGAAAATTAATTTTAATTATGTTATTGGTCTTAACTGCCTGTACATATAAAGAATATAAATACGAAATTCATGGTAAAGTATACGTACCAACATCAGGACCAAACCCAATGCACGATGCAATATGGTTTACCGACACAATTAGTTTTGACGGAGACACAATATATTACTTCAATAGTGATGGTTCTGAAGTAAGAATTAAACCACCATATATTTTAAAAGAACACAAGAAATGAAAATAGGAATAACTTGTTCTTGCTTTGATTTATTTCATGCAGGACACGTAAAAATGTTAGAAGAGGCAAAAACACAATGTGATTATTTAATTATCGCATTACAAACAGATCCAACAATTGATAGACCTGAAAAGAATAAACCAATACAATCAGTAGTTGAAAGATATGTTCAATTAAAAGGTTGTAAATTCGTTGACGAGATCATACCGTATGAAACTGAAAAAGATTTAGAAGACATTTTCAAGACATTAAAATTAGATGTGAGAATCATTGGTGAAGATTATAAGGGTAAGGATTTTACCGCAAAACAAATATGTTTAGATAGAAGTATTGTACTATACTACAACGAAAGAAAACACAATTTCTCAAGTACTGAACTTAAAAAAAGAATTAATGGAGGTAAAAAATGAAAGAGAAAGATTTAGAAATAATATTGGTTGGTTTACTTGGAACTGTCGCAATAGTTTTGTATATTTTGAATTACGTAATACAATAAAAGATAAATGAAGTAGATGTTTAAAGTAGAAAGGTTAGGAACATGGGGAGTCATCATACTAACAATGATTTATTTGATAGTTATAAACACATTTTTTGAATATGTTATAAACAGAGAAATAAATTCAGTAATCCAAATCGTGGCGGTATTAGTAGCTTTAGCTTACACGGTTTTCACATTAAAGCTAATAATTAATTTAGTTTATAATATTATAAAAAAAGAAGAAGAAAATGATTAGTACATTAATTTTTATTACAGGTTTAATTGCGGCAATCCTCATTGCATTAAAAACACGAGGAACTATGTTTAAAGTTGAAGCAGACCGATGGGGAGACAACAGAGAAACATTTCAAACAAGTTGGTTAATCAAACCTATCGGGGTTTTTGTGTTCAGTTTAATTTTATCAATGATCCAACCATTTGCCCTTGAGAAAGTGGATAGTGGGTACAAAGGATTAAAAGTTAGTTTGGTTGGATCTCAACGTGGGGTAACAAACTACCAGTACAAAACAGGATGGGTGGTTTATAATACTTGGACAGAACAAATGTTAGAGTTTCCTACGTTCCAACAACACATTGAGTATGATGACCAACAAGTAATTACAAAAGGTGGATTCCCAGCAACTATTAAACCAACATTTAACTACTCTTTGAAAGAGGCAAATATTGGAGATATGTTCGTGAATTTACGATTGGATGTAAAACAAGTTGAACAAGGATGGTTGAAAAACGCGATCATCGGAGCCGTGAATGACGTGGCTAACACTTGGGAAGTTGATAGTATCTTTGGACACAGACAAGCATTTGAAGCATCAATCGTTGCTGAGTGTAATGTGAGGTTATCTAAATGGTTTAACGTATCACAATTACGTACCAACATCACACCACCTGAAGCGTTACAGGAATCTATTATTGCTAAAACAAAGGCGATCCAACAAGCTGAGGCTTCTGAACAACAAGCGTTAACTGCAATTGCTGAAGGTAAACGTAAAGTTGCGGTGGCTCGAGCTGACTCTGCGGAAATGATCATTAATGCTTATGCTGCGGCACAAGCAATCAAGATTAAACAAAATCAGATTACTCCAATGTATATTGAGTATTTGAAAGCACAGGCTTGGGATGGGAAATTACCAACAACAATGGCAGGTAGTAGTGGAATGTTTTTGAACTTAAATAAAAACTAATTAATATGCAGACATTAGTTTTTAATACGAGAACAAAAACGGTTCAATTGTTGGATGGTCGTAGAGAAGGATCTAATACTATTGAATATTTTGAAAATGTACCGACAGTGAAAATTGAACAAGGGTATTATGAAGTCATGAAAAAAATGGATGAGGAATCTACCACAGTTATTCCTGTCTTAAGAGTACCAATTTCAAACACAAACATGGTTATTATTAAATAATCAAACTTATTTTAGTAGAAACCCCAATCTTAGGTTGGGGTTTTTTATTTTAAAATTTGTATTTATATAAAAAACAACTATATGAGAAACTACGTGGACTTATCATCTTATTATCCCACTGAGATTAATTTCGGTAAATACAATTTAATACAAACTACCGGTAAAATGGTGTCGGCTCAGAATATAATAAACTTCTATGGGAAGGGTAATTTTGTTAATGAGTTTCCAACACAATACACTCTTAGAAGAAATCAAAATGAATATGTAATGGATAGTGGACCATTTGAAATGGTAACAAATAAAAATTTTTTAGATAACGTTAATGGTGATGTATTAATAGTTGGTTTAGGTATTGGTTTAATAGTGTATCCTTTATTAAATGATATTAATATTAATTCTATAACCATTCTTGAGATTGATCAGGATATTATAGATTACATTGGTGGTATATTAAAAGAAAACGATTCTTTAAATAAGGTTACAATTGTTAAAGGTGATGTTTTCCAATACCACACTTTAATACCAACACAAAAATTTGATTATATATATTTTGATTTCTGGGATGCTTTAACTAATGATGCTTACGATGAAATGACAACATTAAAACAATTATATGGTAACAATTTAAAAAACTCTAGTAGTACCATACATTGTTGGTGTGAAGATATAAAGGACTTACTTATTTTAGAAATTTAACACTAACCCCAATCTTTTTAGGTTGGGGTTTTTTATTTAGAAAAAAAATACTATATTTGTAATATGTTTAAATTCTATGAAGTCGGGGGTAAAATTAGGGATGAGATTTTAGGTCTTCAATCCAAGGATGTGGACTATGTTGCGGTCCCAAGCGAATCCTTATTGGAAAAGTATAAAAGTGCTCACGAAATGTTTGTGGTATTGGAGACATTTCTTTTAAATGAAAAGTTTGAGATATTCCTATCAACACCTGATTGTTTTACCATCAGAGCAAAGTTCCCGAAGGATCACAAGTATCAGGGAGTTGCAGACTTCGTAATGGCTCGTAAAGAGATTGGGTACGTGGAAGGAACAAGAACTCCGATCGTTATACCAGGAACCCTTAAAGACGATTTAGAACGTAGAGACTTTACCGTCAATGCAATGGCTAAAGGGGATGATGGTAAGATCATTGATTTATTTGATGGAATGAATGATTTAAAACGAATGGTTCTTATAACTCCACTACCACCTGAGCAAACATTTAATGATGATCCGCTTCGTGTTTTAAGGGCAGTAAGATTTGCAATCACAAAAGGGTTCAGTTTAAAATTTTTAGATTACTACATCAACAACTATGATTATGAAAATAAGATGAGTGTAGTATCAACAGATAGGATCCGTGAAGAATTATATAAGTGCTTCAAACACGATACGATGGGTACGTTAGATATGTTGAATGACTACCCAACTTTAAAGAGATATATATTTGAGAATAAATTAATGTGGTTAAAACCTACTAACGAACAATAAAAATTATTATATTTGTGATATGAGTAAGATAGATTGGATTTTAGAACAACACAAAAGTACGAATCATCAATATGATACGTATCTTCCATATGAGTTCCATTTAAGAATGGTTTCAAACAACGCACAGGAATTTATTGAATCTGTACCAGATAGAAATGATGGGGAAACTTCATTTAGAGGATCAGTGCTTATGGCGGCTTGGGGTCACGATTTGATTGAGGACACTCGTGTATCATACAATGATGTGAAGAATCATTTGGGTCAAGAAGCCGCTGATATCATCTACGCTCTTACTAATGAAAAAGGTAAGAACCGTAAGGAACGAGCAAACGACAAATATTACGAAGGTATTAGAAATACACCAGGAGCTGTCTTTGTTAAGTTGTGTGATCGTATTGCTAACGTACAATACTCAAAGATGACAGGTAGTCGTATGTTTGAGATGTATAAAAAAGAGAATAATCATTTCTTAGATAGTCTAGGATTTGTAGAAGGACACGGACATCCGCTTGGAGATATGTGTCATTATTTGGAAAATTTATTTGAAGATTAAGTTATGGAAAATAGAAGTAGACATTACGGAGACGTAGAGAAATGGGTAAGAAAAGTAATTGACTCTTGTGAGACATATCAACAAACTTTTGCCGCAAGAATTTTAGTCCGCAATTTTGAAAAACAAATGGATCGTAATAAAGTTGATCGTAATTTGGTTTGGTCTGTTAGGGCTTCTTTAGATTTAGAGTTAAGTTTTAAACGAGATGAATTAATGAAAAATAAATAAAAATTATATAAAATGGAAAATAAGATTGATAAAATTGCTATTGTTATTGGGATTGTAATCGGATGTGTATTCGGGTCAATGATGTCTTACTCAATGTTGAAAGATGCTAAGAAGTGTGAGTTATTGGTTGAGGAGAACAAAATGTTAAGAGATATGTTATATGAGGAACAAAATCCTCAATACTAATATATGTTGGTATTAAAAATATTATTTATAAAAACATAATAATGATTGATAACATAGAACAAATAAAAGGATTACTTAACTTTGAAAACAAAGGTGACTTTTATATGCTTTACGTTTTTAAACGAAAGAAGGACCAACCTGAAGGGGAAAGAGATAATCACCAGTCAGTTAGAACAATTAAATCATATTGTATTGAATCCATTGAACACTTGGATCGTAGGTATGATGAGATTAAACAACTTTGTGAGATGTTTAAGGCTCGTGCTTATATCCACGTTCAAAAACAAAATCATACGGACGTGTCATTGAATATGATGGTTGATCTTGCTAAAAGAATACAAGACGGTAATCATAAACAAAAAGGTTTATTTGATTCTGTTGTGGGACAAGTTAAAACACAAGAGAAACGTTGGATTGTTGATATCGATACGACCGACTATCATGCGGTTACTGAAGTGACACAATTTATAAACTATCTCAGACCTGAAGGGCCAAAAGTTGAAATGGTAATACCAACTAAGAATGGGTATCATTTAATAACAGGTAGATTTGATGTTAAAACATTTAGTGAAAAACATCCGGACATTGACATTCAAAAGAAGAACCCAACATTATTGTATTACCCAAAAAGTTTAGATGATGAATTATAAAGAATTAAAAAGAAAAGAATTTTTATTTGAGATTATTGATGATGTCATCGATGGTATGGATGTTTATAATCATAATGGATCTCTTTGGTTAATTAAAACTGAAGAATTAAAATGGGCAATTGAATTTACCAAAGATAAAATATTGTGGTATAACTACAATTTATTTAAAAATTTATTTAAGGCAATTTCTTTAGATATTTCGGAAAATCAAAAATATGTAACTGAATGGTTTGAATCAAGATTTTTGAATAAACCAAAGGTGTGGGCCACTTTTAATCACGCAATTGATAGCAACCAAGCCGTTGAAGACACCATCCAAAATGGGGTGAAACACACCCAAGGGGATCAACAACCATTTCATATTGACGTTGAAGATACCATTGAAAATGGGGTGAGAGATATTTCCCCAATGACACAATATGCTGATTGGCAAGTTGAAGAAATAATTCAAAATGGTGTGAAGGAAACTTTAAGTACTGCGGGAAAACCATTGAGGGTTGAAGACACCATTCAAAATGGGGTAAAAGAGACTATTAGTACACTACGGCGTACTGCTAAGTGGGGTGTTGATGACATTATTCAAAATGGGGTGAAGGAAATCAGATCAAATAAAGGATTGATAACTTCCTACAGACAAAATCACAAGGCCAAAAAAACTATTGAAAATGGGGTGAAGGACACCAAACCAATGGATGAGTGGGTAAATGCTGAAAGTATTATTGAAAACACAATAGAGTATGGTGTAAAAGAAACCTGTGAAGATGTGTATCACCATAAAGGTAGAATCGGTGGTGTGATTAAAAATGGAGTTAAAGAAGTCCAACCATTACCAGCACAAGATGGTAATAGAGATTGGGGTAACTATTATTTCGGAAAGCAAGATAGAACAAAACCTTTTAATGATTATCTTAATGACGCAATTAAATACGGTAAAAAAATATAAAAATGGAAATAGATAAATTTGAACAAGCAAAAAAAGTTAAAGAAGATCTTGATAGATTGGAAAGACAAAAATATAAATTAGAATCCGCACTTAAATCTTGTGGTTTGGGTGTTACAATTGGATTTAATTATCAAGGAGCATTCAATAGAAAAGGAGAGGTAAGTGTTTATAACGAAGAACTTATTAAAGAGATGGTTTCCAAAGAACTTGACAGGTTAAATAGTGAAATAGAGTTAGTAAAAAAAGAATTTGAATTATTATAATGGAAATGGATAAACTACATCAATTATGTAAGTATATTTATGATTCTTCCATTATGAGTTATAATATGAAAACTAATCCTACCAAACAGATCCTTAATATTAAAGAGATGGTTCGAACTTACATTAGAACTGAGGTCACACCTTGTGAACTAACGGATCAGGAAAAGTTGTCTTACATTTTGGATAATGAATTAAAAATAACGGAGGCAGTTATGAACGGTCATCAAGCAAGTAATGGTGATGAATATCAGGAGACAAGAGTTAAGATTAGGCAATATAGGATAGAATTAGGATTAATAAAAAAATAGAGTTATATTTGTGATATGGGTAAAGTAAAAATATATTTAGATGATGTTCGTACGCCAGTGGATCCAAGTTGGATCGTTGTTCGTTCTTACGATGAGTTTGTTCAAAAGATAAACTCAATTGGTATGGAGAACATTGAATTAATATCGTTAGATCACGACTTAGGTGACAGTGCGATGGCAGAATGGCACTACGGTGTTGTGAAAAACTATACAATCAATTACGATAACATTACCGAGAAAACCGGTATGGATTGTACCAAATGGTTGGTTAACCAATGGTTAGATGGTAAACCTGTGGTGGAAGTTGTGGTTCACTCAGCAAATGCCGTTGGTAGTGGTAATATGATGGGTTACATCAACAATTACAGACACTTAAATAGAATGCCTCAGAATTGTGTTAGAGTGCAAATTGAACATACAGTATGATGATGACCGAAGAAGAAAAGGATAACAGAATAAAAGAACTTGAGGAATTTCTTGAAGATGTTATTGAACATCCTTATATGTACGGATCACACATTTGGGAGGAAGGTTGGGAGTTATTAAATAAAAACAAAATTGGGACATTATGAATAATTTAGATAAAAAATACCAAGAATTACTCCAAGATATTTTAGATTACGGAGTTGAAAAACAAGACAGGACAGGTACAGGAACCAAAAGTATTTTTGGTTATACCATTCGTCATAACATGCAAGATGGATTTCCATTACTTACAACCAAGAAGATGGCTTGGAAAACTATGGTGACCGAGTTATTATGGTTCCTTCGTGGTGATACAAACATCAAGTTCCTTGTTGATAACAATTGTCATATTTGGGATGGTGATGCGTATAAGAATTACTGTACCGCATATAAAGATGGTCACGAATTTTATGAGGATGAACAAGTAAAGCGTTCTTTTACACAAGAAGAATTCATCAACAAAATCAAAACTGATGATGAGTTTGCTAAAAAGTGGGGTGAGTTAGGTCCAATTTATGGTGCGCAATGGAGAAATTGGTTAACATATAAACCTTTAAATAATACGGGAAGTTTCTATCAATCGGGTAATATAGACCAAATCCAAAACCTAATCAACGACCTTAAAACAAACCCAGACTCAAGACGATTAATGGTTAATGCTTGGAATGTTGGAGAATTAGACCAAATGGTACTTCCACCTTGTCATTATGGGTTTCAAGTTTATACAAGAGAGTTGAGTGAAGGTGAGAGAGGACTATTGTTACAACCTTACGGATTGGACCCTTTAACAAAAGAAGGTAGAGATAGGTTATGGAAAGAAAATAATTTACCAACCAGAGCAATCTCTTTAATGTGGAATCAACGTTCAGTAGATACATTCTTAGGTTTACCATTCAACATTGCCTCTTATGGATTACTATTAGAAATCATCGCACGAGAAGTAAATATGGTTCCTGATGAATTGATTGGTAATTTAGGTGATGTTCACCTATATTCAAACCATATCGAACAAGCAAAAGAACAAATTACACGAGAGTCATATCCATTACCTAAATTAGGGGAAATACCTGATTACTTATGTATGAAGGATAATTGGGAGTGTTACGAACCAACCGATTTTACACTTGAAAAGTACCAATCACACGAAACAATTAAAGCACCTTTATCAAATTAAATTATGGTTGAATTAAAAACTGAAATAATAAATGATCATCACCAAAGAGTTTTATTTGGTAATAAACTTATCGGTTATTTAATAATGGATGTTGATGGGTATTATTATTTTGATCATACAGTACAGAAAAATGGATTTTGGACATCACATTCATTAAGAATGATTGCTGATCTATTGGATGATATTAATAAACCCCTTGATGACAACATAAAAGAATATTTTAAAATAAAACAATCAACTAATGAAAACAATCAAGATTAGATTTATTAAGTATAAAGACAAGTACAATTACACCATCCAAAGAAGAGGGTGGTTTGGATGGAAAGACATTACATATACCATTAACATGGGTTATGGTAGTGTGACTTATAAATATTCTGCGGTGACTAAAGAAGAACTACTTGAAAAGGTTTTAGAAGAATACTACGAAGTAGATAAAAGATTTGTTGAAATTATAGAATACCCAACAATAAAAATTTATTAAATTATGACAACAAAAGTATATTCAGCATTCCCCGGTGTAGGGAAAACAACTTACTTCAATACAACAGATAGAAATGTATTGGATAGTGATAGCTCAAAATTTGACAAGAAACATTTTCCTGACAATTACATTGATCACATTGAAAGAAATGTCCAAGACCCAAAGGTAGATAAGATATTAGTGTCATCACATAAAGATGTAAGAGACGCACTTCTTAAAAAAGGTATTCCATTTGTATTAGTTTATCCGAACAGAGAGATTAAAGATGAGTACATCCAAAGATATAAAGATAGAGGAAACAACGATGCGTTTGTTGACTTATTGGAAAAAAATTGGGATAATTGGATGGACGAGATGGACCAAATGGAAGCACCAAAAGGTCAAACTTTATATAAAGTTAAATTAGGTAAAGGTCAGTATTTGACCGATGTAATAGATTAAATTATGAATTACGGAAAAGAGTTTAAAAGTTTTGCAAAAAGCGAAGGAATCAGTTCAATGGCATTAGATCAGTTTGAAGCGTCATTAACACCATACATTTTGGAGGAAAGAGAATTAAGAGCAACACAAATTGATATTTTTTCGAGACTCATGAGAGATCGTATCTTATGGTTATCAGGACCTGTTGATCAAAGAATGTCGGACATTGTACAAGCACAATTATTGTTCTTGGATTCAGTTGAGAAGAAAGATATTACATTATACATCAATAGTCCAGGTGGATCTGTTATGTGTGGACTTGGTATTGTAGATTTGATGAACTATGTGAGTTCGGACATCGTAACCACAAACTTGGGAATGTGTGCATCAATGGGTTCAGTTTTATTATCGTCAGGAACAAAAGGTAAAAGATCTTCTTTAATACATTCAAAGGTAATGACGCACCAAGTTAGTCACGGAACGAGAGGAAACATCCAAGACACTCGTATAGACCAAATGGAAGGTGAGAAGTACAACTATGTATTATTTAAAATCTTAGCTGAGAATTGTGGTAAAACATTTCAGGAGGTTTTAGATTTTTCTGAAAGAGATGCGTGGTATAATTCAGACGAAGCAAAAGAGTTCGGACTTATCGATGAGGTAATTGGGACCGATAAAAGTAAAACAATTACAAACTACTTGGATGGGTTTGACGAATACTATCAAAAAGAAGTTTTGAATATTAAGAAATGAGATTTATAAAGTATCTTTTACTATGGATATCACAGAACCTATCAATCCCTTTTTGGATGGTAGGTCATATCCATTTAACAATGAATGTATATGAGGACATATATGAAATAATAGCATCGTTTGGTATGAATATTATTGTTGGTATTGGATTTTGGGTAAGTTGGAGGGATTATCGCAAAGAATCTTAATAAATGATTTACAGATAAAAAATAAACAATTATAATTATGTTATGACAGAAAAAATTATATTAAAAGAGACCGTTAATCAAGGGAAACCTGTGGTCGAAAACAAACCAAAAAAAAGGAATTATAAACCTAGAAAAAAGAAAGAAATAACTGAAAACGTTTTTTCCGAGGAAGATAAAGATTTACACCATGTTGTGAATTCTGAGAAACCGTACGTACATGGAGTTAAAATGTATAAATCGGTTGGGAAATATTCAATCGGGGGACCTAAAAAATTCAACATATATTTTGATGAAAAACCAAATTGGTTACATAGATCTTGTATGAAAATATTTTTAGGGTGGATTTGGAGTGATAATAAATAAAACAATAGAACAATGAAAACAATTATTTTAATTATTATCACACTATTTTTATTTTCGTGTGGTAATCAAAACGTCCAACAAATAGAAGAACCTATTGGATTAAGACAGAAATCTGATGATCGTCACAAAAATGTAACAGAATACACATATGGAGGTTGTGAATACATTAGAGTAGGTTATGGGCAAAGCGCTTGGGGTTCACATAAAGGTAATTGTGTAAACCCAATTCATACTAAATAATATGACAGATCAAGACATACTTAAGTTCGGGGAGATTCAATACCTTAAAGGTCGTTTGGATGAATTATATAAAGCAATCCCAACCGTAACCAATATGGATAGAAGACGTAAGTTAGATCAACGTATTGAAAAGTATATCAATAAACTTAAAAAAGTTGATGAGGTTGCTTATCGTTTACATGAGGTTGAGTTAAATGCAACTCATAGAGTTAAGGTTAAAGGGAAATTAGAAACTGAAAACTTATTAAATGAGATCTTACGTAGCGAAGTAATCACAGACGAAAACCTTATTCAAAAAATTAAAGATAAGTTAGAAACTTTGTAATGAGTGATAAACCTGATAATGTTGCGGATAATCCTGGATTGTTACCGTATGGGTCAAACATAGGTGCGCCAGTCATTAGACCTGACGATGTGGAAAATTGGAAGAACTCTAAGATTATAAAAGTCAATAAAGAGTTTTCAAATAGATACGAATCTTTAAAGAAAGAGTATGAAAAATTGGTGGAAGACTTTAAGTGGAATGATACCGTTTACAGATCAAAATTCAACTTTGAACCAGTAGTTGGTGAAACATATCATTTATACTATGGACAAAACGGTAATACGTTTTTATCTTTAATAGAACCGAACCAATGGAGTAGAGAACACATTGGTTCATTTACATTAAACTATGATAATAAGTGGATTAAGTTATGAGTAATAGAAGAATTGAATTTTTTGTGGATACATTTAAGGGTGTTGGTCTTGGACTTACCTTTGGAGTTCACGATAACCATTTAATTGGTATGGGAACATTTTTATGTTTTAATTTTTATATTGAGGTTAGATTGAAAAAAAATTAGTATATTTGTATTATGAAATTAACAATTATATCAGATACTCACGGAAAACACAAACACGTACACCACGATTTACCTGGTGGTGATTTGTTGTTACACGCAGGTGACATAAGCTCTATGGGTTACGAACACGAGATCACTCAGTTTGCGGGTTGGTATGACAAAATCGTAACTTACGATCACAAAGTATTTATTGCGGGTAATCACGATTGGGGTTTTCAAAACAACGTTGAGAAAGTCAAAGGTATCTTAACAGGATACAAAACTATTGACTACATCCAAGATGAGTTAATAACTATCCAAGATGGTGATGGGCCTGAGATTAAAATTTGGGGATCTCCTTGGCAACCTGAGTTCTACAATTGGGCATTTAACTTACCAAAAAATGGTGAAGAGTTGAAAGCAAAATGGGATATGATTCCTGAAGGGATTGATATCTTGATTACTCACGGACCGGCTTGGGGATTCTTGGATGATGTTGAAGGTAACCGCAATGTTCACTTGGGTTGTGAATTACTTGCTGAGAAAATCAAACAAATCAAACCGAAGATTCACATCTGTGGTCACATCCATAGTGGTTACGGACATTATTACGACGGACACACCCACTATTTCAACGCATCAGTATTGAACGAACGATATCTTTATTCCCACACACCTTGGAATATTGATTGGAACCCAATAACTAATGAAATTAAATTTTTATAATGGAAGAAGCAAGAATAATCAATAACAGAATATTCTACGATGAAAGAGGATCATTTAGTCCTCTTTCGTTGTTTGAATTAGAAAAGGAATGGAAACAGAGTAATGTAAGTGTAAACCCTAAAAAGTTTACATTACGAGGATTACATTATCAAACAGGAGAAACTGAACAAGCTAAGTTAGTTAAAGTCATCAATGGTAGGATTTTGGACTTTGTTGTTGATCTTAGGGGTAAACCTAAAACATATAATAATTGTCAATTTTTTGAAATGAAAGGTGGTGATGAGTTATTTGTCCCAAGGGGATTTGCACATGGTTTTATAACATTGGAGGACAATACGGTTGTACAATACTTAGTTGATAATGATTATAGTCCTAGTACCGAAGGGTCATTATTATGGACATCATTTTCTGACATAAAAAAACAAATATTAAAGTTAGATAAGACATTTGATATATCTAAAGTTATAATATCCGATAAGGACTTGATTGAAAAATCATAAAGTTGGATATATTTATTAATAAAAAACTATGGAAAAAGATCTAACAGAAAAATTGTTTGAAGAATTAAAAAAACAAGGATTGTACGAACAAGAAGATACTCTTGATGATGAAGAACAAGAAGATGATTCAGAGGACGGTGATGATTCGGAAAATAATAACAATGATCAATTTTGTGAAATGGTTTGTAAACTATTACATTCACAAACACAAGTTCACGTATTTCATTTACAAACCACATCATATTCTGAACACAAAGCACTTCAGGGTTACTATGAAGGTATAGATGCATTAGTTGACGGATTAGTTGAATCTTATCAAGGTAAACACGGTTTAATTAAAAACTACAAGACTTTTGATATGAGTGACTATAAATCAAATGGACAATTACTTTCTTACTTTAAGGACTTGTTAAAAATCATTAGTGATAATAGAGATTCGGTTAAAGAAAGTTACATACAAAATCAAATTGATACGGTTGAAGAGTTAATTAACTCAACGGTTTACAAATTAAAATTCTTAAAATAAAAATGACATTAAATGAAAATGATGATATCTCCTCACAACATGAGGAGATTGATTCTAAATTATTTTATTTCTTAATCAGAAGACTTCATGTTAATGAAAGAGAACTTGGTGGTAATTGGGGTGACTTCACACCACTAAAGGTTAAAGAGTATTCATTTGAAGGTTATCCAACATATGGTTTTAATGGTTATGATTCTAAAAAAACCATGGAAAGAAAAATTATAGAAATGTTATATGAGAATGATATTATTGAATATTTGTATGATATGGATGAAAGAGACCCCAAAAGAGTAAAAATTATTAAAACAATTAGAAAATTTATTAAATTTATGTTGTCAGATCAGAAATAAATTAGTAGATTTGTAGAAGTATTAATCAAAACAAAAAAAATAAAAAAATGGGAAAAGGTTCAACAAAAGGTCGTTACATTTGTAAAGTTGGTTTTTTAGATGTTTACGCAACAGATGCTATGAGAAAGAAACCAGGACGAGGTGATAACAAAGAAGTCGCTTCAACTACGTATCAAGTCTTACATGGTAAGAACATTAAAGAACGTGGAATGAAAACCAAAGATATAGCGGTTGAGAAAGCCTTGGAGTTGTTAGGTGATAAAAAACTTAACTACGGATTATAAAAAAGAAAGTCGGACTTAGATCCGACTTTCTTTATTTATTATAGGTTATATTAACCATTATGTTTTCAGATAAATCCCTACCTAACATTTCGGTGAAGGACCTTTCAAGATAAGACTCTACTGAATCCTTCAAGTACTCTTTTGTTACTCCAATCATATTATCAGTGAAGAAATCACCGGCTTCTCTATCTATTTTATTATCAACTATTTTATCTACCTTAACAACGTTAATTGTGACTTCAGGCATTTTCTCGTTGAATCTAACACCTGTGTAATAAAATGATATTCTTAATCTTGGGAACCAACCAACTCTAATAGTTTGTAATGTGCGTGAGTCAATTAATTTATCTATTGATTCGGTGAACTTATTATTTTTATCCACAACTAATTGTTCAGGTGTGATTGAACCTTTTCTAATTTGTTCCATTTCAGTACGATCACAAATTAACATTTGTTTACCTAACTTACTATTCCATTTAGTTGGTCTAGTGTTTCTCATTTGTTTAGATGTGGATGATGAGTATGTACCAGATGTTTCAAACCATTTTTTATATTTGTAAATGTAAATAGGGTACCAACCATATGAAATAACAATATAACCCCAATTACCTTTACCATCTTGTTCCCATCTACCTTCTAAGTTAGATCCTTTAAATGGTAGTAATTCAGATACTCTTTCAGATGCGTTTGTATTAGTTACCTTTTTAGATTTTAAGTTGTGATATTGTTTAAGTTCACTTGTTCTAGTGTCCTCATATCTACCATCTTCTCTATAGTTTTGAGTGTATTTATTTGTAAGTTCATGATAGTCCTCAGTCTTAAATCCAAACGCGGACATATTACTTTGAATAAATTTATTCAACTTTGATGTCGTTGGATTAGCATTTTCTTTAAATTCATTTAAGAACTTAAAGAACATTACTTCTCTTTTTGTAAACGCCTTATCGTCGACTTCTTCTAA